TTGCTGACGCGATCTTGATGGCTGCGTCCGCGCTTGCAGCTACAGAAGGAAGCGCTGGATTCTTGAAGTGAGCTACAACAGCGTTCTGCTCTTCAGTAAGCTCATCAAGAGATACATTGTTCTCGATGGCTGTGGCCATAAGAGCGATTGTTCTTAATGCATCTCCGTTTGAGACGTTGAGCTGTTCAGCCATTGCTATGAGAGTCTGCCCCTGTGCGATAACAGCGTCAGCACTTGTCGGATTTGCCTCGGACACGACTCCGGTATCGGTTACTGATAGCCCTGTCGCGGCTGAGAACTGAGTCGCAAGAACTCTTATCATCTCAACGTGCGGAGCTATATTCCCCTGTGGGAGCTGACCGAAGGAAGGCTTCTCACCTGTCTCCGGATTGTTCGTGCTTGCAAGTATTGATCCGACATACTGCTTAAATTTTTGATTGATAACAACGTCGTATTGCTCATCTGTGATCCCGAGAAGATACTTCTGCGGCGATGTAGCAAATTCTAGGCCGATAGTCGCGTTAGCTATCGTTCTGACGTATCCATCTATAAGCCTTCTAATGGGCTCCTTGATCCTGGAACGTCCGAACGGCTTATCGGATGTCGCATTCCAGATAAGAGCTTCCATTAGCGGCCGCCCCATCTTGTGAGGATATCTTTCTGAATACCAGATCTCGCCATTTCGCCTTAAAACCCACACAGAATCATCTGTGTAGTAATTAATGAGCGACGGAGTCCAAGCAACCTCGTCATTATCTGGAACAGAGTCGATGATAGCGAATCCGCATTCAATACGGCCTTTCACTCCGTCCCAGAGAGCCGCGGCTGTCCTTGGCGAATGAAATCTGATGCTCACTCCTCTGTCTGTATTTGCCAATGTCGCAAATGTACAGCCATATTTGAGCTCGTCTCGGCAAGCTTTAGCATATTCAGCTACAAGATCATTATTGACTACGATCCTGTCAAGCTCTGTGACTTCTGTTCCGTTGATTCCAACGAATCCATCGAACATTGATCTTGCAGCAAGAACGTCAACAGTCTTTGCCCCCCAAGCGCAGCCGATCTCAAGGCCTATGAGTCCATCCGGGAGAGCTATTCCCAGATTAACGTCTCTTAAGCTGATCTTACCTTCATAGTATTTATTTTTTTGTGAGTTCTTAGCCTCATGATTGTTAAATAGATTCAAGAGCTTCTGAAGCCTTGGAGCCTCTGTAAGGTCGAATCCTGAAATCTGTTCGGGTACAATCGTAAGCATCTCATTACCTCACTGTTAACCAATTCTCATTTTCTTATTCGGGTTTCTTTTTGAATTCTTAGCGCCCCACAGCGCCAGAGCACAAGCTTCTAGTGGAGTGCTGTCTTCTCCGCCGAATCCCCATCCGCCGGATATAGGTCTTTTGGTAACGCTAAGAGCGCTCGCCCGGAGATCTTCCTGGGGAGCGTACCATGTCAGCGTCTTCTCATTGAGTCCATCCATCAATGTGCTGACAGCTGCTATCATATCCTTGGCTGATGGCCTTATCACAGAGCCCTTGACCTTCCATGTGTCGGAGATCTTGTCGATAAGAACATCAACTCCATTGCGTCCGTCTATTACTACACAAGAAGCTTTGTTGACTCTAGCATTTAACCAATTTGCGAGCCACTGCGTACCAAGTCCAGCCGGCCTTCTTTCGATAAGCGATATTCTCGCTAACCCGTTCTCGGGAATTACAGCACCGCATAGACAAGCTTCAGACCCATCCTGGCTAAATTTAACAGCATACGCCGTTTTGCCTTCTGGTTTAAGCTCATTGCTCGCACATGAGTCCCATAGATCCGGATCAATAATACAATCGATGTGACTTTTTGCTGTTAATGGCCACCAACCGAGCCTTTCACGTCTAAATTTGTCAATTGCCATCGTGGTAAATTCATTCATTACTGTTTTTTCAGCTATGCGATACCCCATTGCTGGATTAGTCAAATAAGCAAGTTCAATGACATTATTTCTGTCGATTTTTTCCGCGTCATTAATTGACCATTCCAACCACCATGTCGATTTTGGTGGATTCGGAGAATGCGCTTTGTCGTGCAATCCTTTAAAAACTGTGCCTTTGCACGTGTCATCCGGAGGAGTACCCAAATAAATAATCTGTGGCATCGCGACAAAATCATCGGCATCTGATGCCGCGGATATAGTCGGAAGCAAAGCAGCAAGTTCGTCTTCGGTAAGTTCTTGAGCCTCATCAACGATAATTACCGAATACGTTCCGCCCCTCGCTCCGCTGTTGGTTCGCGTTTGAAACTCGATGCAGCCTCCATCAGACATTATTCCGTTTTCGTCTGTCCAATCTCTGAAATAAAAACCCTCTAGTCCACGAGCTTTGACAATATATTTAATGTCTGCCGCAAAATCAGGGTAACGTTCAGGATTCTCAAACAGATTTAATAGCTCAAGGAACATTTTATGAGTTGTTGAGCTATGGTGTGCCGAATATAGCACTCTTTTATGTTCAAAGTCACCTTTATACACAGCATAATTTCTAGCTGAATAACTTTTTCCGTTCTGTCTAGGCTTGGAGATTCCGATAGAAGTAGCCGCTGGAGCTCCATCTGAATCAACAGCTAATAGCAACTCCATTTCGTATTTTTGACACGGATAAAAAGAAGCGCCTCCATCTTCCTCGAACATGTCAATCACTTCTTCACTATTAGAGTAATAATAATCACCTACGACAGAAAACGTGGGCTTTTGATTACCTCTTCGCATTTACTTTGTTCTTGAGGCGATCGTGTTTTGATATATGAATCCGATCAGGATCTGGAAGGCTTTCGATTTCAGCCATGACTTCCATTAAGCGTTTTGAATTCGATGCCATATCTCTTCCGGAATCACATTCTTCAATAGTTTTCGCTAAAATATCTCTTAAAGCGATCAATGTCGCTCTTTTATCGCCGCTTTTTGCAGCCTCAACCAAGCTTGTCACATAAATAGCCCCCTTTCTATCAAACAATTGTCAAGTTTCTTTTATATGAATTACATATTGCGTGCGCGCATTGAACATTGCTCCAAACATGATTTCCTCCATTCGCTAAAGCAACAATATGATCAACTGTTGGTGATTTTGGCCCCATATATTCCGTCCAGCCTTTATCTTTCACGCATTTCTGTCCACAAATTTTACACACGTAATCATCTCTTGCAAATATCTTTGCCGGAGTTACGCTTGGATCATAAAAAACTCCGTATTTTTTGCATCTAGCTTTTATTGAGCCGCCTTTAGCTTTTCTTTTGCATTTTGACGAACAATATCGTGAATTCGGATATTTTGAATAAAACTCTTTTTCGCAATATTTACACTCTTTAGGCGTTTTATAATCTTTTAGAACAATTAAAAAATATATCAACTTGGCACGTTCATCTTGTAATTGCTTATTTTTTCTGCAACAATCGCATTCAAGATTTTTTTGTCTAACAGTAGATTCTGCTCGCTCTATTACTGTATTACATAGCTTGCATTTTAATCTAACTCGCGTTATATTGCTGTCATTTATTCTTCGAGTTTCAATATATATAAACTCTGGATGTATTTTTTTGCATTTCTCATCAAACGAACTAACATAATGCCAACACTCTCCAAATTTGGCATCTTTATTTTTAAGATTTTCATTGTGCTTGCCCCATTGTTTTCTCAATCCTAAGAGCTGATCCGAATTTTGGGGTTTTATTTCAAGTTTTCGCAATCGTCTATAAATAGTATTTTCGTGAACCCCAAATTTTAAAGACATTTCTTTAACTGACAGATCGCCAGCTGCGTCAACAAGATCTTTGTTTGTAATTTTTGTTTGAGATAATTGATTTCCGCCTTGGCCTTTGTTTAATCCATAATCTTTTAATACATTATTTACTGTTCTGCAACTATGTCCTGTCTCTTTTGCAACTGTTCTTTGATTGCCTATCTTTAAATATATTTCTTTGATTTTCTCTTTTTCATCATGTGTCAGTGGAGTGTTTCTATAATTCATATTTATTACCTGCCTTTGTAATAGCCTATTATTAAACCACAGAAGGCACTAGGCATTGTGCTGTTCGGGAGCTACCCTATCTGTGGTATTTTAACATGTGGAAAAAAACCTTCAGCGTGTGCGGCGCT